TCGTATATGGTGAATCTCGGCGGGTGTGCCTTCACCATAACCCAAATAGTAACAAAGAACACAGCCAAAGTCAGCAAGCTTTGAGTAATGTTCTTTTTGCTCTCGGGTATTCATACGCTTGTAATTGAATCCTTGACCCATGTTTATTTAAACAAGACCAAGAAAATAATACATATCGCACCCAGCGCCAGCAAGTCTTCTATGAACTCGGGAATGTCATTCATGCTTCACCTCTTGCTCGGATTGATTCATCAACTTCATACGATTGACCCCGCTAAGTCACAAAGCCTGTCGTAATCTCTGTAATTCAAGCTATCCAAAATGTGGTTGCATTGTGTTTTGTAATATCCCCATTCGATTAACGCATTCCATGAATTAAATTCATCTCCTTGTTCCCAAAATTCATAAGATTCAAACAAATTACTTGATGCAATATGTCTGTAAATACAGTAATCTTTGTATTTTTGTAAAAGTTCTTTGTCAGTCATTCTTGTCCCCTTGCTTGGATTTTTTTACTATCTCTTGCGCCCAAACTTCCAACTCTCTTTGTTTCATGCGCTTAATGCGCTCAAGTCTTTTTAAGTGCGCTGTGGCATAAATGACCCGTTGCATTTGAAGTCGGATTTTTTCCCAATATGAAACTTGGTCGGGAATATTGATCAAATTAAATTTACATGATTCAGCATCTTCTCGTGCATTGGCTTCTATGACCCTTGTTCCTGCATCACCAATGATTTCTTTGCATGTATCAATGTCAAATGATCTTGGTGTCATACTGATCTCGCTTTCTTCCACGCCATGTTCATCTGCGTGATTTTGTTGTGCACGTTGCGGGTAATCTCAACCGTGGGCGCGGTGGTGAAGCGCCATGTCGGGTCTTGCCCTGTGATCTTCTTGTAGAGGTGGTACGCACGGCCTTGCTGGTTTTCGGGCTTGCTGTGGTGACGAGCGTATGAGACGCATTGATGCCAAAGGTGTTCAAGGTTGTCAGCCAGTTTCTTTTTGTTCTTGCCTTCACCAATGAAAATCTCTTGCATCTGACCCGGCAGCGCCTCTTTCATGGCAGGCGACACCTTCTCATACCCGCACGCCATGCAGCGTTTGTGGAATGGTTTGTAGCCACACTTGGGGCAACCCTTCAACTCGTAGTCTTCGTCTTTGCGAATCTTCTTGTCGAGCTTCTCGCCATCGTCCAGCTTGTCTAAACCGTTGAAAAACACTTCGGTGAAGTCTTCGGCAAAACGCACAATATTGCCGCTGAAGTCGAGCAAGTAACAGTCAGTTTTGCCAGTCTCAGGCGATGAGCGCAGGCCACGCCCCCACATCTGGATCGCCGTGGACAACGACTTGCGCAGAGGACGTGCATCGCACACACAACCGACGTCAGGCACGTCAAACCCCTTGGCCAGAGCCTCCACGCTGATCAGCACCTTGAGGTAGCTGTCAGGCTTGCGATACTCTTTAAGCAGGATTTCACGCTCTTTGGCAGTCGTCTCGGATGTGAACACCGCGGCCATGACGCCGTGATCCATAAACTGCTGGGCAATCTCTTTGCAGTGCTTGATCGTTGCGCCAAACACGATGGTCTTGCGGTTCTCAGCAAACTTCATCCACTCCAAGACAACGTCGCCCACGATGTCCAAGCCACGCTCTTCTGCGGCTTTGTCTGTCCACTCACCGCCGCGTGTCTCAGCGCCTGCCATATCGGGCTTGGTGCAGCTAAAAATCCGCATGGGCACCAACACCCCTGACTCGGTCAGATCGTGCATTGTGGTGGCGTTGATGAGGTTTGAGAATATCTTTCCCAACCCTGCGCTGAATGGCGTCGCAGACAAGCCAATGAACGCCGCGCCGCTGGTCATGGCGTACTCAGTCCAGACCTTGAGCTGGGTATGGCATTCATCGACCACGATAACGTCTGCCTTTGGCCAGTAGCCACGCTTGGCCACGGTCTGCGCCGATGCGATCTGCAACAGTTCATCGGGGCGACGACGCCAGTGGTTGGCTTGGACGATGCCGTGCGCCTCAAGGCCGTAGCCAATGGCCGCCTCGGACGTCTGGTTGATCAGCGTGGTGCGATCGCACAAGAAGATCGCACGCTTGCCGCGCTGCATGGCTTCGTTGCAGATGCGCAGGCCAAGGTAAGTCTTGCCAGCTCCCGTAGGAGCCATGATCAATTGGTTTTTGTGGCCATCTTTGAAGCCTTGTCGCAAGGCTTGATGGGCGGTCATTTGAAAGGGACGAGGAGCAGGGAAAGTTGATCCGTCATCACCCTCACGCGGGGCTGGGACTGCACTCATTATTTTGCCTTTTTAAGTTTGTCGATTTGACTTTGAAGTTTCTTGCACTCTTTGATGAACTCGTTCTTTTCACGCATGAGCGAGTCGATGCGCACTTGCATCTGCGCCATGAGAAAGTTTTTCTTTTTCAACTCTTCGTGGGCAACCGCCAGTTTGTCGTCAGCCTCCAAGATGACGTTGAGCAACTCAATGTCGGCCTGCATGGCACGCTCGTTGGCCTCCAGCTCTTCAGCGCTTGGCTCGTTGCCATCGTGCAAAGAGGGCTTCGGTTCGTCCAAACCGTGCGAGTCGGTTGAACCGACTGAAACATCCGAATTAGCTACTTTATCAAGCAACTTCTTTTCGTAGTGATGCTTTACTTTTTCTTTTTGCTTGGCTTTTGCCTCGGGATTTCGGATGGAAGCCACAAAAGTATCGGACACTTTGCACAATTTGGCGATGTGCGTGTTGGGCAATTCACGCAGCTCTTCGTCAGCCAAAGCCGCCTCGACGACCTTGCGCTTGGTGGCGTTGTTGCGTTGCAAGCCGTGCTTGTCATTGACGCCCAATGAGGCGATGAAGGCGTCACGCTTGGTGCCAGGCTTGTAGTGCACCTCTATCTCTTTTTCGCCCAACTCATGCACCGCAAAATAGCGGTGGAAGCCATCGTAGAGCCAGTAGTCTGTGCCGTCGAACATGACGTCGATGGGCGGGAAGATGTCGCCACCACGCATGGCTTCTTTGTAGACACCGACCACTTCTTGGTTGATCTGGTCACGGAACTGCGTGTTGCCGTCGATCCGTATGCTGTCTAGTCTCACTTTACGTTTTGTCATTGTTTTCTCCAAAAAAAAGCTGCGACCAAAGAACTCACCTTTCGGTGTTGGCGGAGGTGTGTAGTACACCCAGTTCTTTGGCCGCAGCCCACTACAAAAACGCCGCCAAGCGTTAAATTACTATATCACGCAAAAATGTCTGGACGCAACTCTTTGCGCTTGACCAGACCTTGCGTGGCCTTCTCAATCTTCTTGCATAGGCTTGCAGACGCACGGCGCTTGCCGCGGATCAGCATGGACAGCCAAACGTCAGAGATGCCCAAATACTGAGCCATCTCCACCTTTGCCCCCCGTGGTTCGCCTACAAAATACTCTTCCAGTGTCACATTTTTCTCCAATAAGTTGTTGGCGGTCTTCAGGAGACTCGTTTAATGCTTGGACCTTCAGCTCAAGCACCAACACGGCTGAGGACTGCTGATGTCTCACCTTAGTAAGTGTCCCGCATGAACTTAATCACTTGGGTCGGGCAGTCCACACAATCCTCATGCGTCTTGGTGTTGCACGAATTCTACAACAACACAAAGTTTAAAGAACAACTTTAATTTCGTGTTATAGTAACGGCACGACAATGTTGTCGGTTCACTGGAGCACGAATGTCTCTCAAACCCCATCAGGCGCTGATTTGCGTCTACATCCTCTCAATCCTCGTTGTCCTCATGGACGTCTTTTTCTGGAGAATCTAATGTCTTTTTACGTTGAAAACAAAGGCGGTGACTTTGAAGCCACGCCACCCGGTATGCACCTCGCACGTTGCTACCGCATCGTTGATCTCGGCACGCAAAAATCCGAGTTCAAAGGCCAAGTCAAGTACCTGCGCAAAGTGATGCTCGGTTGGGAGCTGCACGGTGTCAAAGACGACGGCACGCCGCTCTTGATGAAGGACAAGCGACCATTCGCTGCATTCAAGAACTACACCCTCAGTTGGTCTGACAAAGCCACCTTGCGCATTGATTTGCAGTCTTGGCGTGGTAAGCCCTTCACCGCCGAAGAACTGCGCCGCTTTGACCTCAAGACGATCTTGGGTGCATGGTGCATGTTGAATATGGTCGAGAAGGCTGGCGACAATGGCAAGACCTACATCAACGTGGCCAACATCAGCCCCGTGCCTGCTGTGATCAAACAAACTGGTTTGCCCAATGCGGTCAACGCCAATGAGGTGTTCAATCTGGATGAGCCAGACATGGCCATGTTTGACAAGTTCAGCGACAACCTTAAGACAAAAATCCAGTCTTCTCCAGAGTGGCAAAAGCTCCAAGGGAAAACACCTGTTGCGCCACAGCAACCCCAAGGTTCGCCCTCGTTTGACGAAGACGACGATTCGATCCCATTTTGAACTAAAGGATTAATATGTTTATTTCCAAAGCTGAGAAGTTGGCCATGCAAAAAGACATCGCCAATCACCAAGACACCATTACTGGCCTGACGATTGAGCTGTACCACGCAAAGGCGAGGATTGATTTGTTTGAAAAGTCGGAAAAGCAAATCGACGAACTGATCAAGATTTGCAAGGCCATGAACAAACGAATTGCCAAGCTGGAGGGCGTTGAGATGGTTGACAAACGAACTCTGCCTAAGTCGGAAGCAATGCGAGAAAAACACCGTCTGGCTATCAAAAAATATTGGGCAGAGAAAAAAGCAAAGGCCGCCAAATGACGACGATTATTGCAAGAAGTGCAGAAAATACACACTGGTACGGCCAAGACGGCTCACCAGCCTACACCGTCAAAGCAAAGGACGGCTCAGACCGTCCTACAACGCTCAGAGACGCACGAAAACTCAACTTGGTGCCTTCGGTATCAACCATCATGCGCGTGGCTGCAAAGCCCGGTTTGGACGTTTGGAAGAACGAACAACTGCTTTTGGCCGCCCTGACCTTACCCAAGGTCGAAGGCGAGACTGAGCAGGCGTACATCGCTCGTGTGGTGGCCGACTCCAAAGAAACTGGCAAACGTGCGGCCGAGCGTGGCACGTTGATCCATGAGTCCATTGAGCGTCACTACCGTGGCCAGCAAACCGACCATCCAGTCATCGCCAAAGCGTTTGAGGAAGCCGTGTTTGAGCACTTCAAGACCCACCCATTCCAGAAGTGGGAAACGGAGGTGTCATTCAGCCATCCAATGGGCTTTGGCGGCAAGACCGACTTGTTTACCCGCCCCGATGAGTCTGCGCCGCTGGGCATCATGCTTGACGCCAAGACCAAGGAGTTCGACCAGGACGACAAGATCGACATCTATGACGAGCACCTCATGCAACTGGCTGCATACCGACAAGGGGTGGGCTTGCCAAATGCTCGATGTGCAAACGTCTTTGTCTCTGTGAGCAACCCCGGCTTGATCAAAGTCGTGGAGCACAGCGAGGAAGACTTGCTACGTGGGTGGCTGATGTTCCAGTCACTCTTCAATTTTTGGATCGTTAAAAATCGTTTTGGAGCTTAATCATGGCATCTCGTATCTACGTCGTTGGCGGTCCTCAAGGCATCCGCTTGGTCAACGCAACCACCCGCTCACAAGCCATTGCGCATGTGGCCAACACCACCATCAAGGCTCACGTGGCCAGCCAACAAGACTTGGTTGACCTCTTGACCAAAGGCTTGACCGTGGAGCAATACAAACCCGCCAACATGGAACTTGACTTAGGAGAGGCAGCATGAAACGCATCGTATTGGACGTATCAAAAGGTGAGCTGGATTACATCCGTGAAGCCGTGGAGCAGAAACACAAATCTTTGATGACCTACTTTGACGCCTGCGAAGTAGAAGCCAATAAGCCTATTGAAGTTCAGGCTTGGAAAGATTACTTTGGCGCAAAACGTGATGATGGAATCGCCCTCACAACCATCAGCCACCCAGTTGCCAAGAAGACGACCAAAAAATCAATTGGCCTGAATGCTTTGCAAGTTGAAGCGATCAAGTCACTTGGCAAGAAGCCGCACTGGACTCAAACCGCCAAAGGCAAAAAAATCTTGGCAGCACGCAAGAAAGCAAAAAAATGATCCTCAACAAAACCGAAGTCAACAAGCTGTTCCATGCGGTCAACCTTGAAGAGAACTACAACTTTCTTGAAGATGACTTGGTGAAGCTGGCCAACGTCTTTGCTGATGCTGGTGCTCGTCATGAGCTGAAGGCATGTGTGAAGGTCGCTACAGACCTCAACCGAGTGGTCGGTGAGAAGCTGGCTCAGGTGAGGTCAAAATGATCGTCATTAAATGGTATTTGATGCTTGGCTTATTTGCCATTGTGTTGATCAATCTTTTTTGACAAAAAGACCCCCACCAACAACGGTGGGGGTAAATAGGCAACTGCTTGCCTTCACGTCAGGGAGACAACCAACGTGATCATCTATTCGGAAGACTCAATGGTGACTCTTCCGAACCAGTAGTACCAGCAGGGAATGCCGTTGGATTTACATCGTTCATTGTCATTCCTTGCATTAACTCATCTCTGTGTTTGATTGCATATGGAATACTAAGTAATGGCGCTACCTCATTCAATCCCGGTATTTTGCTTGCAATTTTAGGCAAGAAAGTTGGCAAGGCTCCAGCAATAGAAGACCATTGAGTCCAATCAATTGGCTTGTCTTGAGTCAATGTTTGATAAAGAGCTGGAGCAGCAGCAGCACCTGCCAAAGCTCCTCCTAAAGCTCCAGTTGATGCCGCCCTTGTTTTTGATGGAATTTCAAATTTAGACAAGTCATAATGTTCAGTGGCAGGTGTAGTTGTGTAGCCTGAACGAATTTCTCTTCCAGTTGGCGTTGTTCTAATTCTTGGCTCTCTGGTGGCTGGTGTTGCTTGCAATTTTGCTAATGCAGCTTGAATTTCAGATTGAGTTCTTACTGGCATTCCAGTAATCTCTTGCAAACTTTTTAAAGTCAATTTTGTATCTGGCGGCAACATGCCGCTCAAATAACCTTGCGATCCTTTTTCTTTTACCAACCCTACATTTTCTCGTTTTTGCAATGAATTTTTTGCGCCTTTGTATGCACCAGCAACAGCACCAATTCCAAGGGCTTGTCCTATGCTTGCATCAACATGCTCTTGTTCATCGCCTTCATCAAATCCTGCAAATACATTTTTTTTGGGTTCCTCTACGCTTAGGGGTTGAGGATTGCTTTCAACTGTTTGAGCTTCAACAGTTGTAGGTTGATTGACCACTGCTGGAGTTTCATGAACTTCAGTGGCATCACCAAATTTTGCAAAAGGATTAGGTCTAGAGGTTGCCATGTTCAACCTTTTTTGTTGCGTTTTGATTTTTGACCTTGAAGCCATTCTTCATAATCTTTGTTGATTTGAGTGCGGCGATCAAGGGCATCTTTTTCTATTCTTTTAATTTCTTTAGAATTCAAATAAATGTCAGCAATTGGCGTAGCCGAATTTGGATTGTGGCGACGCTGTGATTTTTCTTGATTGATGACATCATGAATGCCTTTTATGGTATCAAACGTCACTTGTTCACCCATCAAAGCCTTGTAAGCTGAAATAGGAGTTTCACCCAAGTTGGCTTTTGTGGTCAAAGCGTTTGCATACGCCTCAGTCCCTTTTTCAGGTCGAACGCCTTGAGCTTGAAGACGAGCCAAGCCAATCGTCAACATGTTACGAGCTAATATGTCTGCGTATGTTTGATCAGCAGGACTAATACCAGCTCGCGTCATTGCTTCAATTGGAATACTGAGCGATCCATTAAAACTTCCAACATTGACTCCGACTCCAGAATTCAACAAAGCCATAATCTGATTTTTCAATTCGCCGTCACCACGAATCATGTTGAAAACTTTTTTGGAAACGTCTGGATGTTGTTGTATTAGGTTCAACGATCCATCAACTGATGTTTTTAAAACAGACCAGTTGGGTTCAGATGCAACTTGAAAATAATTGTCGAGCATTGTGTCATAGCGATTGCGGACAGCATCGGAATTTTTTACGTGCTCTTCTTCCAATTGTTTTTGTCGAACGGGAAGTTGACCTTCCAAATTTGGACGTGCAACAGTTTCAGGATAAAAACCAACATTGGTAGTCGAATGATCTTCCGCAGGACGTGGTGATGCAGATGTTCCTGAAGATGTACCTTGCATGGCGTCATTGCGTTTCTTATTCAGTTCAGCAAGCGCCTGTTTGTTTTCTGGAGTAAATCCTTCAGTTTGAATTTTTTTGTTCAACGCATCAACTTGTGCGTTGATTGAAGTCAAATCTGGCTTGACATTGGGGTTTCCCAAAGGCAAGTTTTCTTTAGGACTTGGCTGGTTCAACAAATTCTTAGATGCGTTTTGCAAAGCAGATTTTTCTTCCGGCGTAATTTGAATACCCGCAGCCACTTTTGCTTGAATGGCAGAAATAAAATCACGAGTTGCACCACTTGTCAGCTCTTGACGTTTTTGCTGTGCAGCCAATTGTGCTTGGGCGGCTTTTGTTGAGGCAGAGTCTGGGGCAATACGAACAAGTTCTTTGACCAATTCTTCAGTGACTGGTCCTTGATGAGCCGCATAAATGTCAGCAGCCTTTTGGTTTTGACCCATTGCAATCTTGGATTGAGCCAACTGTGTGCGCATCTGAGCAATTGGCAACTGAGACTCACGTTGTTTCTCAATGTTTTCACCCAAAGCATCAGCAGCAGACCCCAAAGAAGCCGTAAAACCTCCCAATTGAGGCTTGGCAAAGCCAGCAGCCACCTTGAACCAGTTGGGTTGAGCGTAGCGTTGCTCAAGTGCGCTGATTTGCTGTTCAAGAGACTTCTGATACTCTTGAAGATCAGACTCTTCAGCGCCAGCAGGGTTGATCTTTGATGGATCAGTAATCAATGTGGTTGTCTCAGCCATGTCTTATCCCCCTTGATTTGGATCAAAATTGTTGGTATTTGGATTCCAAGTGAACTGTGCATTAGTGTTTGGATCAATCCAAGTTTGACTTGAAGAATCCCACTCATATCCATTATTAATCGCAGCAGTTGCCGCATTGGTCTGCGTATCTGAAATTGGTGAAGTTGTGTTGTTTGTTGAGCCAACATCATTTGTGTTTGGTACTGTGGCAAACGGATTAAGCGCTTGGACCAAACCAGACAAGCTGGAAATATTCGAGCCGACCAACTGGCTTGCCAAGTTGGTTGTTTTTTGGTTTGCGCCTGTGCCTGTTGTGACTGGTGAGAACAATCCTTGTACGCCAGATGCAACAGCCGCTGCACCAGACAATGGAGAAGCGTTCATCGTTGTCTCTGTCGAAGTTGGAACAGTTTGACCTTGCAGCAACCCAGCCACTTTGGACAAGGTGTCCAGTGGGAACAACTGTTGGTTTTGGGCAATCGTTTGTTGCTGTTGACCCAGCGTAGACAAGGCGTTGATGTCTGCCAAACCAAGGTTTTGGTTTTGCGCAGCCAAGTTGCCTTGAGCTTGTCCAGCCGCTGTAAGGTTTGACTGACCTGTGCCAGCAGCAGACGCAGCAGTCGAGCCAGCTTGGTTGGCCACTTGGTTTTGCTGAATTGCTGAATTGAGGGCGTTTTGGTAGCCTGTGTTGAGCAGGTTTGCAATTTGGCTGTTGGTCTGTTGGTTGGCCAGCACATCGGCTTGGCCAATAGCTTGGTTGGCTCGACTTGAGCCGAACTGACCTGAACCAGTGGCTGCGGCAAGCACAGATGGGTTCAGGTTCATGTTGATGTTGTTTTGATTGATGTCCGACAAGCTCTGAGCCGCAGGCATCAAGTAGCTGCTCAGATACTGATTGGCTTCAGCGGCAGGATTTGTGGTTGCTTGACTCAGGTATGGCGAGGCCGCCGCCAAAGGCGATGTAGCGTTTGTGGCGGAATTGAGCGTGTTTCCAGCGGCTGTCAGCGTGGGTTGATATGCCGACGCCGCACCAGTCACATCTTGGAATGCTTGCTGTTGCAGAGGCTGCGCACCAACGTATTGAGCATTTGTGCCAGCGGCTGTGCCTGCGTTAGCAAGGTTGCTCAAATAGTTGGTGTAATACGACGGCGCGTTGGTTGATACAAGTTGTGAGGACTGGAGCAAATTTGCCATGATTAACCTTTCATCGCCATCTTGAGGTATTCAAGCGGAGACTTTGCCTTTGGTGGGATTCTAGTGTCTGGAGCTGATCTTTTGTGTGCCCGAACTTCTTCGCGCATCTTGTCGAGCAATTTGGCACCCGCCTTGTTGTCTCCGTGGCCGATAGCGGTCACAAAGTTGGCTGGGAATACATACTCCCCATCAGCGATCTGAGCAGGCACTGGATGGCCTCCTGCGCCTTCGTGATGGGGTACGCTGCGGCGAAAGTGTTCGAGGGCTTGTGCGCCTGCCTTGCTTGATCCATCGCCCAAGGCAGCCACTAGGTCGGCGTCAGCCACGTAGTCGCCGTCATGGAGCATGGCGGGAATGTCGTCCGATTGACCTGTGCCGCCGCCATGGGCGTAATAGCCTGTCACGCCTGTGATGAACTCAGGGTGATGACCTTCAGGGGCTGCATCTTCATATTTGTGGATGTCGCCACCATGAGCGCGGTGAATCATTCCGCTGAGTGGACCTTGCCCCATTTGACGCAATTGCGTCATTGGTGCGGCAGGCTGATGTCCTTGAGGACGCAAAACTTGTGGCTCAGTTGGTTTGACGAATGCAGGATTCAACATTTTGTTGATCTCAGCCAAACCACCTTCTGCGTATTTTGCATTCGACAAACCAGTGTCAATGACTTTGTTTGATGGGTTAACCAGAATGGAAGCCAGCTCAGGCACAAGGGATGAGTAAAGCTGTTTCAACTGATCTGGATTCAAAGCCTTTTCGCCGCTTGCCGTAAATTCAGACGGTGCGTTGGACATTGTGGGGTCTTGATAGTTGAAAGAACCGCCGCTGCCAGTTGTGCCGGGCGTAGCATTGACTCCTTGTTTTACCAAGTTTGATGGAGCTGTGGTGGGCAAAATTGCGTTTGCAAAATTCACCTTGGGCAAAATAATGTTGTTGGATGTGTCGGTAGGAGCTACAGCCGTGCCAAGCACATTTGGATTGTTGATGAATGAGTTTGGATCGCCAAGGTTGGCAGAGGCGTTTGGAGCGGTGTAGCCCAAAGCGCTTTCAGTGCCACCATCAAGCGTTGGCAACGTCAAGCCCTGCGCACCATTCATTGAGTTGAGGTTGGGTGATGTCGAAGTTGTTGCACCAAACCCACCAAGATTTTGTCCAGATGTTAGGCTTGTATCCAGACCAGACGAATAATCTGTCGTAGGAGTTTGATCTTCAGTTGAAGTTGGCAAAGATGAAGCGGATGGCAAACCACCAGATGCAGATGGTGAATTCACCAAACTGTTTAAGCCTGAGTTGCCCAAATTGTTGATCGTGGCAGACAAAGCCCCAGTAATTGGGTTTTTTCCAGTCAATGCAGCTTGTGTGGCTCCAGATGCAGCAGAGCCAGAGAGATTGCTTCCAGTTTCAGCGCTGACACCTGAACCAACTTGTCCTGCCACGTATGACTCGCCAGCACTCAATGCTGCTTGTTCAAGGCTTGCGCCATGAGCTACTGCATCTGCGGCTGAAATTGCTGGAAGCAACTCAGGCTGACCTGCCGCGACTGCCGCAACTTTAGCCATGGTTCCAATTGGGTCTGCAATTGCTGCTTTAACTGTATTGGTTACGGTGGCTGCTACCGGGTTAACAACATTGTTAACAACAAACGAACCAGTGTCTGAAACAACATTTCCAGCGGTTTGAACTGCACCACCAACAACATCTGAAGCTGCTTGTACTACTGCACTCATCTTAATCTCCTAAATTCAAAACAATGCGAGTTCCACCATTTGTGGTGTTGTAGGCTTTGTAGCCCATGCCCGGCATTGGAGGTCTGATTGAAATGATTTTGAATAACTGTTTTAAAGACGGGTCTTGGAATTCAGTGACGAGAACTTTTAAGCCAAGTAATCTGCGTGCCCAAACACAAAACATTTTGCTGTTTTCTACAAAGTTCGGGCCAGTGTCTGCATTGAATGATTTGAAAAATGCTTGATCGCCATGGCCAGTGATCACTTCAAACAAAGTGTTTCCAATTTGTTTTGTCTTGACATTTGGTTGGCTGAGTTCAGTCAAAATTGCAGGCAACATGACTTGCGGAGGATGTGACTGATCTGTGTTCTTGAGAAAAATCGAGATGATTTGTCCGCTGTTTAACTTTTGTTTCTTTGAATCTACATAATCCATGTCATATCTCCGTTGACAGCACCGCTGCCGAATAAACATTGCCCATGCCTGCCGCCAAACTCATGATCAATCCGCTTGGAGCTTGGACGTCGTGAGACAAAAACTTGCTGTCCTCTTGCGTTCTGTTTTCAATCTTGGGAACAAATCCGTTTGCAAGATCGTCAATGAGCATACAAGTCTCAAGCAAACCACTCACACCCATGGTGTGACCAATTTTTTGTTTGTAGCTTGTAGCCACATACTCGCTCAAGACATTTTCCAGCGCTGATTTCTCAGACACATTGTTGGATTTTGTGCCAGTGCCATGTGTCTTCACAATGCTGACTTGGCTTGCTTTTGCTCTGGCTTTCCATAAAGCGCCTTCCATGGCGTTTCGGAATCCTTGCCCATCTTCTCTTTGACCAATTGCATTGCCGCAATCTTCGCTGGCCGTATACGCACCCAACAACGCCGCCTTGGGCATCTTGTCGCCCCGCATCGCTACCTTGCCAGATTCAAATACCGCCAGACAAGCACCTTGCGCCACATAAAACCCATGGTTTTTGTCATCAAACGCTGATGGCATTATCCCTGTTTGCTCTTCTTTCCACAACAAAGACGCCTGCGCTTCGCCAAAAAACTCCAGCACTGAATTGCTGACTTGGTCTTCAATCGCCAACACAATCACGCGGTCAAACCCAAAATTCTGTATAAGGTTTTCCACATCCATGAGCACTTTCATGCTGCTGGCGCAAGCCGTGGCATCTGTGACAATGTGATCTGTGGCTCCAAACGATTGTGCGGTGCGGCCAGCGAACACCTGAGTCAGCGAAAAAGGCAAAAATTTGTAATCGTAGGTCAGGCGTGTTGGCTGTGTTTTGCGGGGGTTGATGCCTGCAAAATGAGCATTGCCAGATGCCAAAATAAAAGCAGTCTTGCCAATTTTGTTTTCACGAATGTTTTTGACCAATTCTGGGTCTAAAACCATCTCAGCCACTTTGTGTGGCGGGTAGGTCATGCCAAGTTTTACGCGGTTGTAGGTTTCAGGAAACCATTGAACTTTTTGCGGAAAAACAATATCGTCCAGCAAGTCAATTTGGCCGGGCTTGGTGATTCGGTAGTCGGTCAAATAAATCATTTGATCAGCTCCATTGCCCATTCGATTGATTCGCATTCCCGTTTTTTATTGGTTTGCACAAATTCCAACATTGCGGCTGGCGTCGTGGGTACAAAATCTCTGACAACCGCATCGTCAATGTCGTAAATAATTGCCATGTACATACCAATCATGATCATGTCTAAAGAATCAAAACAAGATTCTTCAAACAGCTCATCCATGGTGCTCATCGGAATAAATTCATGATGGGCTGGTCTGGCAACTCGTGCTACTTTGTTCAACAGTTCAAGAAAGTCCATGTCGTGCTCCTATTTATGCTTGTATCGACATGATACCTATCATGCTCTCAGCCCATTCTTGCCAAGTTGCAAATTGCCTGTGATCAGGTACGCCCGATTGGACAAAGTACCCGATGCCGTTCATTCCATCGACCCAGTCGCGCCATTTGTCCTCGGTGACGTGACCAAGTTGGTTTGACGCAAACAACTCTTCCATAAGACGACAGTAGTAGTCCCATGTCAAGTTGCGTGGGTCGTAGACGATCATGGGTTGCCCGTTCCGCGGACGTCGCCAGTGTCAAGGCTCAAGATCACTCGACCCATGTAGTAATTGCCGCCCAAAGTATTTGACTGGAAGCGCAGACGCATCTCACGACGCTGCTCACGCATGTCCACTTTCAGGGTGGTCGGATCAAAATAGTAAGGGTCTGACGTGATGTCGGTGTCATCAGCATAGCCTTTACCAGTGACGATCACAGACATTTGACCAGATTGGACAAAGTCAGGCTCAATGCGTTCGCAACGAGTCCACATGTTGTCGCCGGGCTGTTGTTGAGAACCCACCAAACCTGCATATGTGCCCAAGGAAGGCGTCTCAAAATATGAGTTGATGGCGTTGACTTGATCGGTGTAAATCTGGTCTGTACCAGTCTCGTGCTGCCACAAGGTGTAGAACTGGCTCATTGTTGCCGTGATGGTCAAACCTGTTCCGCCAGATGGTGCTCGTGCAATTGTTGACGTGATGCCCACCAATGGGTTTGGATACGACCCGCCGTTGATGATTGAAAGACCAGTAACCGAGCTGCCTGACACGCTGGTAACAATCAAAGCAGCAGGCGGGTTTCCAGCGCCACCAGACACCGTGATCGTGTCATTGACGGCATAACCTGTACCGCTTGCGTTGATGGTCACCGAAGTGATTTGATAGCCTTGTGATACGTTTCCACCCCAAACTGGGAATCGGAAAACCTCGGAGAACGCTCCAGCCGATCGAGTTGCAGCAGGAGATTGACCAGCGTCGTACCAAACCTTTTCACGCACGTTGTAGACAACTGCATCGGTGCACTCCGTAGCACTCCCTCGTGGGTAAAAGAACCAAATTTCTCCCCACCGTGGAATCTTGCTCACCCAAACTTTTTGACGTTGTTGGTAATTGAGATTGTCAAAGAACCAGTTTTGGTTTTGACTGTTTGGAATTTCTTGGACAACGCCGTTATACATCAAGAAGCGATCGACGCCTGCCCAGTAAAAGATGCCATCGTATTCAATGACGCACTGGCTGGACATGATGGACGACTGTTGCGTGATCAAGTCATAACGCCAGTAGTAGTTCACAGACCCCACAGACTGCGGTGCATAAGTCACCCGCACGACTGAGTCTAGCGTCCAGAAAAGTCCAGCAGGCGACGTTGTGCCACCGCGCAAAGGCAATCCTTTGACGACCTTTGTGGATGAGACGTTGTTGGCGTTGGCGTCACCTTGAGTCCAGTTGTTGAAGTCACCTGCTGCGCAGTTTTGGATCAGCCCGTTGTTTCCATAGGCAAACAAGTAAGGGTAGAGCATCACCACGCCACCCGACACGCTGATGTTGTTGTCAAAGGTAAAGGTGTAGGTGCCAGACGATGTGGCGTTGGCGCTCAAAGTAACTGTGTAAACGCCGCCAGTGACAATTGCCGACACCACGGTGGTGCCTGCTGGAATGCCTGTACCGCTCACCGAAACACCCGGACCAACGCCCAGAATGGTCGTTGCAAAGGTCATTTGATTTGAGGAGGAGGTAATGGTGCCAGATGCTGTGAAAACGCCTACGGGATTCAATGTGGTGCCCGTAAATTGACCAAACAATGGTCGGGTGTTGACGGTGCTGGTGATGTCGGTCAAATTTTGTCCGGGGTGAGCAATCAACATATTGCTGCCGCCACCAGTGGAGTCATAACCAATATCCATTTGCCACAAGTTGTTGGCATTGGCGCTGAAACTGTTCAACGTGAAGTTGACTGGACCAGTACCCACGCCATCGGTTGCCGCCGTTACCCACTGCTGCAAACCGCCGCTGTAGCCAGAGACAATGTAGTTCAGGCCGTTGCTGGCGCTCATAATCATGCCGCGGGAGATGCCAGCAGCATCCAAAAAGATGCCCTTGTAGCCTCCCATTTTGCGAGGCAAGCCACTTTGAAAACGCACCCATTGGCCATCCACGTAGCATGGCGAATTGAATTGCGTGCCATCGCGTTGGATGCCGGGCTTGATCTGAAGTGCAACGACCTTTGATGTCATTAAAACGCTCCGCCGGGAATGCCTACGGGCACAAACAATCCGCTTGCGCTGAGTGTCAAAGCGTTTGATCCGCCCACGGTAAATCCGATCTGACCGCTTCCCACCAAGTACATGCCTGTTGTGAGGTTGCCAAGGAAATTCAAAGAAGGTGCGCCAGCAGAGCCAACGCCAAGGGTCAATGAAGCGCCAGACACTGTGGCAGTCTGCGCGTTGTAGACGTTTGTGCCATCACAAATTGCAATGATCGTTTGACCTTGCGGCAACGTCAAAGTCGATCCGCCCGAGGCCGATGTCTTGAATGTCAGCGTGTACGAGCCACTTGTGTTGTTTTGAAATGAATACAACTGAACAGTTGAAGGCAAAATCACAATCTGGTTGGATGCCAGCGTGCCGTTGTACTCTTGAATGGTGTTTGACGCCTGAGTCGCCGACAGCGTGGTTGTACCGCCAGTCACTGTGACTTGCAATTGAGTGTAGTAGAAGGTGTTTGAGCGACCATAAGCAAAGGTATTGAACCCTGAGCCGTTGGAAACAATCACCAACGACTCAGTGATCTGCAATTGTTGCGATGGGTTGCCGTCAATCGTGTCTGTGCCTTGAGGCTGAATAGTCAAAATGCCTGTGCCGCTGTTGCGGATCATGGCAAACCAACTGTTGCCCACCAACGATGAGGAAGGCAAACTAACTGTTCCCGCACCACCTTCCCAAACATAAAACGATGCACGATCGCTGGCTTGCAAAGTGTAGCCAGAGTAAATCGTGTTGACGTCATATGCTTGGTTCAACGTAGTGTTGATGGCCAACAGACCATAGCCTGCCAGCGTTGCTGCGTTTTCCGAAGATGTGCCAGCGCCAAAGGTCACCACAGCCCATACACCATTGACCGTGGTGTTGTCGGTCAAATAAATAAATTCAGCAATTCCCGATGGAATGCTTGAAATTGTGTTTACGCCGTTGTCAGTCACCGTAAAGGCGTTTGAGCCAATGTTTCGGATGATGACGCTTTGACCCTCAGACACTTGCGTGGCTGGGGGCATGATCAGATGCAATCCTGTGGTTGTTGCTGTGACGTCAATGATGTTGGCCACCACGTTGGTGGTGTTGCCGTTGATTGGCCACTGCAATGCTGTGTCTGTGCTGATGGTTAACGGCTCATACCCAACTTGCGATGGGTTAATCGTTAAACCAGAATACGGGTCGATGTATGTTGTCATGATTAAGAATCCACGGCCACGGCCTGTCTATCCCCAACACGAGCCACATCCTCGGTTTTCAGGGCGTTGATTGCTTCAGAATATTTTTGTTGAAAGATTGCTCGGCTGTCGTTCTTCAAGAATGGCATGGCCTGCAAAAGAGTTCCGTACAGCATCGCATTGGGAGCATACTGGGTCAGCCAGTTGGTTTGATTGGTTGAACTCAAAGGCGCAATCCGTTCGTAAAACAACACCTCAAAAGTGTAGTTTTGATCGGGTGTTGGTGCCAAGTACCAGTGTTGGTAGTCGGTGTCAGCGTAAAACTGTGGTGTTGCAGTGGTTGCGGCATTTGGCCAGTAGTTCAACAAATATTCCAACTTGCGCAACAAAACGGGCTGTGTTTGTCCAGCATTGTTCAATGTGAGCGACACCGTTTTGCGCCAGCGTGCAGGCTTGGCCAAGATTGGGTTTCCTGCGGTCATGGTGGCCGTGGCCACAGTCAACTGACCCAAGGTCTTGATCTCTTGGGCAATTTCAAATTCAGCCAAAGTGATGAAAGTTGGAATGGCGTTGACGACAGCGGCGTCAGTGCGCTCCAGATATTGAAGAACGATTGACGTCAGACTGTCATAGGTCATCACCCATGACGGAGTTATTGTGGCTGGGGTAACGGTCGCCATGTGAGTCCTTTACGGTTGCGTGATTGTCCCATTAAGCGCTTAGAACGGCAATAGCATGTTTTGTCAATGCTACCCGTTCGTCTAGCCCAAATGTGTCGCCGTTGATGATTTTGGTGACTTTTGTCCAGTCTTCTGCGGCCGCCGCAGCGTTCAGGTTGTGAGTTGACCAAAACCAGCCTGCACTCAGCGCAGCGTATTTAGGTGTGGACACCAGATCGGGGTTGGCCACCAAATCGGTACCGATGGCCTGACCGCAGTGCCAGTAGCTATCATGCCCGGTAAGCTGGATCGCACCCCGACCTCGGAACCGATACCCGTCCCCAGACGCTTCGTCACGATTGCCCATGCGTGAGGCGTAAACTTTGTTGGCGATGCGTTGCGGCTGGTGCGAGTAGGCATTTGCAATCTCCATTGTGGGAAAACGCGGCGGCCACAATTGGTGCAACGTCTCAGCCCGATAGTTTAAGTTCTCTTCTAGCGTCTTGAAATGGTTGCACTCATGGCTGCACTGGCCGATGAACGCCGCCTGCTGATCCACGGTGGCGATGCCAAACTTGGCAAACGTCTCATTGAGGGGGTCAACCCATTCAGCACCAATTCCTAATTGATGTAGCTGTGCGGCCGTAATCATTTTTTACCCCCGTTCATCACTTTGAAGACTTCCATGTAGGCGTCAATGCAGGCATTCAGTTGCCTTGTGTTGGCATCGCCTTGGTCTGTGATGGCGACAAGAGATTGAGCAGCCGCTGGGTCAAGTTCGGCTCTTGCTTGAACGCTATTTCCGCAGGAAGAGGAGGCATCTGAGGAGGCTGGTACGGGGCGGGTGGCGATAGAAAGCCGCAACTGGCCAGAGGCAATAGCAGCATCACGCTTTTGTATTTGAACTTTGGCATCTTGGTTGGCCTTCACAAGTTGAGT